GTTCTGCCTGCCGGTGAGTTCACAGATGTCCTCATCGGTGAACTGACCGACTGGGACGTGATCGACCAGTGGATCGACAACGCCGGACCGCGGTGCTTCGGGGGTGACCAGTGACCGCCTGCCCGTGTGACTGCTTGGAGTGCCGCGTGAATCGGCATGACATCTGCCGCTACAACATTCCATGCATTGCCAGGCATTGCCAGGCATTGCCAGACCAAAAGGGAGCCGGGGATCAGCCTGATGAGACCAAACATGACTAGCGGGGCACGCGAGGCAGTCGCACGGGCGCTGGCTAAGCCCATCCCGCTTGGATCAAGCCTTACGCAAGCCGACTATGTCCTTGCCGCCCTGGCCCCCATCATCGCCGCCGAGATACGGGCATGGGCCGAGGAAATCCACGACGGCAGTGATCCCTACGGCGACACCCGTTTCCAGTTGGTCACCGAGGGCGGCGCTGACACTATCGCTTCCCGTATCTGCGGGGGTGGGGAGCGGTGTGGTAAGTCCGTATCTCTGCCGGGGATGCTGCCCGGAATCACAAAGTCATGTGTCCTTGATCCCAGCCATAAAGGTGAGTGCCAGTGAGTGACCAACCCCAACCACTGCGCACCCGCATCGCCCAGGAGATGGAGTCACACGGGCTGGGGTGGATCGACAATGGAAAGCCCGACATCGCCCGGTGCTATTGCGGTTACCGGCCACGGATCGGCGAATCGTGGCACTACCACGTCACAGATGTCCTCATCGGTGAACTGACCGACTGGGACGTGATCGACCAGTGGATCGACAACGCCGGACCGCGGTGCTTCGGGGGTGACCAGTGACCGCCGGGGATCAGCCGATGAGTGACCTACGCACCCGCATCGCCAAGGCAATCGCCGGAGCGGTCTACGGGCATAACACGCTTGAAACGTCTTGGGATGATCTGCATGAAGATGCCCAGGATGAGTATTTCGCAGAGGCCGACGCGGTGATCCGCGAACTGAAGCGGTCTGACTGCGGCGGTGACCTGTGCAAGTGCAGTCAGTGCCGGATCACTTGGAGGCAGCCGATGAGTGACCTACGCAAAGCCGCAGGGATGCCGACAAAACGCAAAACGCAGCAAGCGAGGGATAGCGAGTGACAGAGTGCCGCCGCTGCGGAGGTAGGGCCTCCGCGTTTCTATGCCCTCGTTGCACGACGAAGGTAGACACCGGCCTACGCGAACTTCCCTGGCTTTTGCGCTGCCTCACCGAAACTGCCACCGGCCAAACCCGCATGTCTGACAACGGGGGCCGGCGCTCCGCTAGGCGTAAGGATCTCGACGGGGACCGGGAGCTGGCCGCGTGTATTGAGCCGCTACCGCCGAACAAGGACAACAACCTTGAGCGAGCACGGAGGGAGCGCGAGCAGCACGCACTCGCCACCGCCCTCGCTTCAGGCCGCATCCACGCCCGTGCATCACAGCTTCTCGGCGAGGTGGCTGATGGCTTGGCGTTCTGGTGTCGGGTGATCTGCGAGGCAAGGGGGATCGCCTACGTCCCGATACGGTTCATGGGTCGCAGATTCATCGGGCCATTGCAAACCGACGCCGTTCGCGCATCCCGACCGACATCGCTCGGCGGCGCCGAAGCGGTCTGGCTAGTCGTGCATGTCGCCTCTATCGCGCTCTCAGAGGAAGCCGACGACATCGCCTCTGATGTTGAGCGGTGGGCCGAGGAGATCACCATCGTGATTAACCGGCCCGTGAGGTATTGGCCATTGGGGCAGTGTCCCGCTGAAACCAGCGACGGCCCTTGCGAAGCCGAGCTACCGAGGGTGCCTGAGCACACTGAGGAGGTCCGCTGCCGCTCCTGCCGGTCGGTGCATTCCGTTTCTCGTGTGCTGGTGATCCGCAAGCACGAGAGGGAAGGCGAACCCCAGACCTGGAAGTCGCTGCGGCGGTACAACCGTGATTTACCGCCTGAGTTCCAGGTTCCCGAGAGGACGCTGAGGGACTGGCTCGCCCGTGGACGGCTCGCGCCCTGTGGCGCTAATCCCGAAGGTGACCCGCTGTATTCGTGGGTAGACGTAAGGCTGTTGGCGTTGGACAAGCGCCTATCACGACGCGGCGACAAAACCGGATAGCGTCGTGCTGACGTGCTACGATTCGGGAGATGCCGAGAAATCGGCAAGAGTTGCTGGTTAAACGCGCTCTCATTCCCCTCTCAAACGCCCGCCCGCTCACCGTGGTTCGGGCGTTTTCTGCGTAAGGACTACCCCCGTGAAACGCTTCGCCCTCGCCGCTGTCGCTGCCATCCTGCTGATCGGTACCGCAGCACCCGCTGAGGCCGCCAGCCGCGCACCGAAGCCGGTACCGACCGCTCCGGCTGCGCCGCACCGCGGACGGTAATGGCCAAAAACGCGGGGCATCACGGCTCTACCGAGAAGCTGATGGCCTACTGGTCACACGGCGAGGGTGCCGCCAAGATCGGTTGGGGCAAGTCTGGGGACTTCGACCGCTGCGTAGTCGAGCTGGGTAAGCATGTCGGCCCCGAGATCGTCAAAGGGCTCTGCTCCAACCTGCACCAGAGGGCAACGGGCGCACGACCGGGACACGCCGCTGGCGAGAGTCGCGGCCACTAAATGCCGCTAGAACAGACCCCGAAGGTCAACAAATGGATCGGCGAAGCGCAGAAGCGCGGCATGATCGACAAGCGCGGCACAGTTATCAAGAAGCAGCCGCCGACCATTCAGAACGTCATTGATTCCATCGCAAAGAAACAAGCCGACGCGGCATCTGGACGATCTGGCGATGCAATCACGATCCCCAGTCAGCACATCCCCGAAGGGTTTGCGCGGGCCTGGAACACACCGATCTCGGCGCGGGCCTGCTGGGCCAGCTCGTCGAGCTCGGGGGTGTTCTCCGGCAGCTGCTCGGGGAGGTTGAACTTGTTCACGGGTATCGCTCCTTGGCGGATAGCAACGGTCAACGGGTGGAAATCGTTTCGTTGAGCGGATCCCCGGCTCGTAGCTCAGCAGGAAGTCTCTACACCCCGAACGCTAGAAACGTGGGGTGCATCAGGGGTTAGCGATTTCGTCGCAGAGGGCCATTACGCTCACTACATGGCCGACAGTGAACTGATGACTGACATTCCCCCACCCCCGCCATGTGACCCGTCCTGTGGCCCAGAGGAGCACATCGCCGGGTGCCCAAACCAGTTCATGCCTGATGACCTCCGCACCCGCATCGCCGCCGTAATCTACGACACGGTGGCGTGGCGTTCAGTGAATGTGCCTGTTGCCGAAGAAGTGGCCGACGCGGTGATCCGCGAACTAGTAGCCGGCAAAGCTGGAGTTGGCGAAGCCGGCCCAGAACTTGAGCGCAGGGGCGCACTTGATCAAGTTCCTGGCAATACCTGGGACTGAGCGCCATAGCCACTAGGCGCACATCCACCCGACGAAACCACGCCAAGCGCACACCACCCCGCAACTGCGCAACCTGTGGGACTGAGGGTGTACGGCTGTATCAAGACCACGTCATTAACCTCGCAGCCGGCGGTGATGACACACCCGGCAATATGCAATGGCTCTGCGGCACATGCCACCACGTCAAGTCAGAGCGTGAACGTATGGCAGGGCTACGCGCCTACCACGCCAAGAAATACAGGGCGCCCGAACAACACCCGGGCCTAACGCAAGGGGCCTAGTGGACGAGTACGTCAAGACATTGCGCGTAGCGTTCGCCAGCGAGTACGGCTTCCTCATCAAGACACAGGACGCGCACTGGAACGTCCAAGGCTGCGACTTCTACGCCGCCCACCTGTTGTTTGAGCGCATCTACAACGAGGTTCAGGAAGCCATAGACCCACTGGCTGAGAACCTCCGCAAGTCAGGGGTATTCGTCCCACCCGGACTCACCCGCATGTCGGGGCTGTCCATCGTCAAGGATTGGGCGCAGGACAGGAACGACGTATCGGTGTATTACAAGGGCCTGCTGGCAGACAGTGACGCGATGGCTGATCTGTTCGCTACCGCGTTCGACATGGCCGAAGCCAAGCATGAACACGGGCTGTCCAACTTCATGGCCGATAGGCAGGACGCGCACCGCACGCACTCATGGATGTTGCGGATGCAGCTCGTGCCCGAACCTGGCGAGCCTGCCCAAGCCTGACCGCGGAGGGTACTGGGTAACCCCCGACGCCCATCCCGGCACCGAATTGCCATAGGGCTTCAGCAACTGCGTGCCCGATTCCGTCTGATTTACGACAGGAGCCGTCAACCGTGCTGACCGCCCTGCTTACCTCGTTTTGCGCCTTTTCGGTGCTGCTAGCCCTACATGGGGCACATTCCCACATCGTCGAGCACATCGACCGCAAGTCCGAACACCTAGAGAGAGTTGCCCGCATGTCACAGCAGGATGCAGTAAACGCCGTCGTTGCCGAACTCGGCAAGGCCAAGGGCGAAATCGTCGCCAAGATCTCGGATCTCCAAGCCCAGATCGACGCCGGCACCCCGGCTGCCGAGCTGGACCTGTCGGGACTTGTTGCCGCCGCGCAGGCCCTTGACGACATCGTGCCCGATCCGGCCCCGGTCGATCCGGCTCCCGTCGATCCCCCGGTCGATCCCTCCGTCTGAAGTTCTCCCCCGCGCGACCGAGGTGGCCGCGCATCCTTTCGGCGACCCAGGAGGCCGCATGTCCATTGGATCAGTCCCGTATTCCGTACCCCTCAACCTCAAGGACGCAGGCAAGCAGCTTTACGCCGACATTGCGTCAAATTGGGTGCTTCGTCCCGACGAGCAGCGGGTACTACAGGACGCCTGCGCTCAGGCTGATCTGGTGGACGAGCTAGCCGCCGCAATGGAGGGTGAGCCGTATCTAGTCAAGGGCTCACAAGGACAGTCGGTCATTAACCCGCTGATTTCCGAGCAGCGCCAGCATCGTCTGGCGTTGGCGTCCCTCATCAAGCAACTCAGGTTGCCGGATGCCGCGGACACCAAAGAGAACCGCTCGACAGCCGCGCGCAACGCGGCGAACGCGCGTTGGACTAAGCGCACCGGCTAATGGCGGTATCCCCGCCGACGCTGATCACCAACCGCGACTCCGCTTACCTGGAAATCGCAGATTGGTATCGCAGCGAACTCGCGTTAACCCGCCCCCCGCAAGGGTTGGCATGGGAGCCGGTGAAGATCGGCCCCACCTGGAAGTGGGACGAAAGCACGGGCTGGTATCTGCCTGAGCATTCCCTCGGCTGGCAGATCATGGCGTGGTGCGGGTACTGGCTGAAGGATCGCAGTGGCCAGCCGTGGCAATTCACGATGGAACAGGCCCGGTTCCTGCTGTGGTACTACGCATTGGATGAGCGCGGGCGGTGGCTGTTTCACTCCGCGATCTTCCAGCGCCTCAAGGGTCACGGCAAAGATCCACTCTTGGCGTGTATCTCGTTGGCGGCGTGTTTCGGGCCGTCCCGGTTTGATCACTGGGAGGATGGGCAGCCGGTAGGGGATCTAGACCCCGTCGCGTGGGTGCAGCTCGTCGCTGTGGCGCAGGAGCAGACCCAGAACACAATGAAGCTGTTCCCGTCGATGGTGACGGAGGAGTGTCGGCGCGAGTACGGCATACAGATCGGCCGGCTGAACCTCTGGGGCCTAGGCGATACCGTTCAGATTCAGGCCATCACCTCCAATCCAATGACAGTGGAGGGTGGGCGCCCTAGCCAGATCGGGCGGAACGAGACCCAGAACTGGAATCAGTCGAACCAAGGTCACGCGATGGCGGGAGCCATCGAAGGTAACGCCGCCAAGTCTGAGGGCGGCGCGGCGCGAATGCTGGACGTCTGCAACGCGTTTCGCCCGGACGAGGATTCGGTGGCCGAGCGCGCGCGTCAGGCGTGGGAAACCGCCGAGAGCAACGGCATCGACATCGGCGTGCTGTATGACTCGCTGGAGGCCCCACCGGACGCCCCACTGACCCTGTCCGCGGCGCCGGATGTGATCAAGTCCATTGCCGGTGACTCCGTGTGGCTGGACACCGCCCCGGATGGGCGCATCGTCAAGTCGATTGCCAACACCGCGAACTCACCGAGTGAATCACGGCGCAAGTGGTACAACCAGATCACAGCCAGCGCGGACGCCTGGACCACCCAAGCGGAGTTCGACCCCTGCTATCGGGACGAGAATCCCGCCGAAGGTGACGCCATCGTGTGTTTCTTCGACGGATCGAAGAACGACGACAACACCGCGCTTACGGGCGTAAGGCTGTCGGATGGGCTGGCGTTCCCGATAGAGGTGTGGGTTCCCAAAACGGCCCGGGAGTCCGGTCGGATCATCACTCTGCCCATTGACCGGGCCGGCGTGGACCATCGGGTGCGGGAAGTGTTCGACCAGTTCGACGTTCACGGCCTATGGGCGGACCCCTCCGACGCCCGCGACGATGAAACGGGCGAACGCTATTGGGAGCCCTACCTAGATGCGTGGGCGAAGGATTACCGGCGCAAGCTGGAACGCCTGCCCGCGGTCAAAACGGGCATTCATGAGCACTTGGTCACCTGGGACATGCGTAACCCGATCCACCTCAAGCAGTTCACCGAGGGATGCGAGCGGGCCGTCTCCGACATCCGCGACGGGACGCTGTTTCACAACTGCCCGCCCCCGTCCCGGCCCGGCAGGGGAACGGTGATGCGTCAACACGTTCTCAACGCCCGCCGTAGGCCGAACAAATTCGGCATCGGCATCGGCAAGGAAAACCGCGACTCACACAAGAAGATCGACGCCGCCGTGTGCATGGTGGGCGCTCGCATGATGTGGCAGATCGTCACAGGACAACAGCAAAAAGGACGCGCACCCGGAAGCGGGCGCGTCATAACCTGGTGAAAGGAGCGCAGTGACTTCACCTACGCTCCCCACTCTGCTCGACTGGTACTCGCTATCCCCGGTCAACAACGGTGTTGTACCGCTGATCTTCGCCCCGGACACGTCGCAAATTGAACTGTCCGACGCTGAGCGAACATCAATGACGCTGCTGGCCACGAAGCTGCTCGACTCGCAATACCAGATTGAACTCAGCCTCAGCGGGATGTACTACGCGGGCACCAACATTGTTCCGTCATTGGGTATTTCGGTCCCCCCGGAGCTGGAACCGTTGCGGGCGACGTTGGGTTGGTGCGCGGCTGGTGTTGATGCCCGCTCGGAGCGGTTGCAAGTGCTCGGGTTTCGGATGCCCGGTCAAACGTCCATTTCAGATGACTTGCAACAGGTGTGGCAGGCCAACAACTTTGACGCCGAGTCCCGCCTGGTGCATGACACCGCCATGATTTACGGGCGTTCGTTCGTTGAGGTCGGCGTAAACGATGACGGCTCGCCGCTGCTGACCACGGAGTCGCCGCACAACATGCTCGGCGCGTGGGACATCCGCAAACGCCAACTGTCCGTTGCGTATCGGACCTATTACGACGTTGACCCGATGTCGCCTACATACATGAAGCAGCGGTCCACGCTATACACCCCCGAGTCAACGATCCAGCTCTACCACGACTCCAAGGGCTGGAAAGTTGAGGACCGCAACGACCACAAGCAGGGCTTCGTCCCGGTCCGCGTGTTCTCCCACATGCCGACGATAAAATCCCGGTTCGGCGTTTCGGCGATGGCCAATAGCTGGCGCAACTGCCAGGACCGCGCGTGCAGAACTTTGGTTCGATCAGAGATCGCGTCGGAGTTTTTTGCCACCATGAAGATTTTCCTTCTGGGTGTGACCGAGGAGAATTTCAGGGACGGGGAGGGCAACCTCAAGTCGGCGTGGGAAACCTACACCGGCCGGCTGTCCGCGCTGGAGGCTGACGCCAACGGGAACTTGCCGCAGATCCACGAAGTGCGCGGCGAGAGTCCCGACGGGTTCATCTCGACTATTGATCAGCAGGCCAAAATCATGGCCGGACTGACCGGGTTGCCTCCGCAGTTCTTGGGCCTGTTCTCGGATGGCAACCCCGCTTCCGCCGACGCGATCCGCATGTCTGACTTCCGCCTGAAGACCACCGCAGACCGGCTGTGCAACAGCTTCGGCAACGAGTGGGAAGCCGTTATGCGGATGACCTACGCGGTGCAAGGGGACAAGATCCCCGAGGGCTCTGAGCGCCTTGAAACCGATTGGGCGTACACGGGTATTCCAACTCCGTCTGCGGATGCGGTGACGGTTACGACACAGATCGCCGCGGGCATGATCCCGCCCACCGCCGACGATGCACTAGCGGCGTGTGGCTGGTCCCCGGTGCAGCGTCAGCGGTTTGAGGATGAGCGCAAGCGGACGCAGGGCACGCAGGTTTTGGCGGCTCAGCTCGGGCAGCTACAGCAACCTCCGAAACAGGCGGTGGACGGGCAGCAGCCCAAGGCCCTGGACAACCTGACCGCCAAGCGGTCCACCGATGCCGCAACCGCAGGCTGACCCACAAACCCAGTCGGCCACCAACACGGTCATAGCTGCCGCTGCGGCAGCCGAATTGGCGTCACTGTGGCCCAGTATCGACTTGACCGCGCCGGGTGCTGTGGCGTTGGTGGCTGCCGCCTACTACGCCGTCGTGAAGAAGTGGGGCATGGCCGCAGCCACGTCGGCGGCTGAGCATTACGACGCGGTACGGGCGGCGCAGAAGATCGCAGGCAGGTTCCGCGCCGTCCCCGCCGATCCGATCCCGCGAGATGTCATCGACGCTGTTGTGCGGTCGGCGTTCCAAGGCGACCCCAACGCTGATGGGACGACAAGCGCCCTGCCTGCTGAGGAGCGTGTGCCGTCGCGGCTGAACGAAGCGGTCGGGCGGCATGTCCTGCAACCCGGCAGGGACACCATCGTCGCCAACGGGGCCAAAGACCCAGCGCAGCCGAAGGGTTGGGCGCGGGTAGTGACCTCGGACCATCCGTGCGCGTTCTGCGTGCTCATGGCGTCAAGGACGAACCTGTACAAGTCCAAGCGCGCCGGGGGGGATAGCCGCATCTTGGCCAACGCGGACCGCTACCACAAGAAGTGCTCATGCATCGCTGTTCCGGTGTTCAACACCGGACCGCCGTCGCAGCAGGGTCATTTCGACATGTACGACAAAGCCGCCGCTAACGCGGGCACCCGCTCGGACCCAAAGAAGGTGCTTGCTGAGATGCGGAAACTGTACGACCTGAAATAAGGCTCACCCCGAGGTGGGGTAGCGAAAACCATTGCCCAGGAGGCAAAGCCGTGCCATCACCCGCCGATATGCCCGGTGCCAAACCGGAGCCCGACGCCATCGTTGACGATCCGACGCCTGTTGCAACGGCGCCGGCTGAACCCGATGCCAAACCGAAACCTGCGGCTCCGCCGTGGGGTTCTGATGAGGATTTCAACCCTGAAAAGGCATGGAAGCTGATTCAGAACCTCCGCACCGAGACCGAGCAGTACAAGAACAAAGCTCAGCCCATCCTTGAAGAGCACGAACGCCTACGGCGCGCGTCGCAAACCGAGTTGGAGCAGGCCCGTGAGGACATCAACGCGCTGTCGGCGCGCGAGCAGGCTTGGCGGTCAAAAGCCGTTTCCGCAGAGGCGAAATCCCACGCGGCGACGTTCATCGACGCCGACGCCGCTATGGCGCTGGTGGGTGATCTGTCCAACCTCATCACTGAGGACGGCATCGACTCCGACGCCATCGCCGCCCGGTTTGAACAGCTCGCCGCGGATAAGCCGCACCTTGTGAAACCCGATCCCACCCCGCCCCGGTTCACGCCGAACCGCGCGCAAGGCCAGTCAGGCACCGGCCAAATCCCGATTGACGCACAGATCAGCGCCGCCCAGGAGCGCGGCGACCTGATGACGGCAATCGCCCTCAAGCAAGCACGACGCTACAACCAGTAAGGAGCATGACCCATGTCCGGTTTGACTGGCATTGGAACGACTTTCAACGAGCCCAACTATCACGGCGAACTGTTCGCCCTGTCTCCCACCGAAACCCCGCTGCTGTCGATGACGGGCGGCCTCTCGGGTGGTCGGCAGTCCTCGTCCACTCAGTTTGAGTGGCAGACCTACGACCTTCGCAGCCCGGACATCCGCCCTCGCCTGGAAGGTGCCGACGCGCCGACCGCTGAAGGTCGCGTTCGCGCCAACGTGTCCAACATCGTGCAGATCTTCCAGGAGTCGGTGGCGACCAGCTACACCAAGATGGCCGCGTTCGGGCAGTACAGCACCGCCGCTTCGGCGCCGTTCGTGTCCTATGACGGCCTCGGCGTTGGTAACCCGGTGGCCAACGAGCACACCTGGCAGGTGGCGCAGTCGCTGACGCAGATCGCCCGCGACGTGAACTACACGTTCTGGCACGGCAAGAAGGTTGTCGCCACGGACAACACCGTGGCGCGTCAGACCGCCGGCCTGCTGTCGGTGACCACCACCAACGTCAGCTACGGCAGCGCCGCTGTCACCGCCGCCTCGGCCACTGACACCATCACCGCCAACGGTCACGGTCTGGCCAACGGCGATCAGGTGTCCTTCGTCAGCATCGACGCGGCCACCAACATCCGCCCGGATCGCACCTACTTTGTGGTGTCCTCAACCACAAACACCTTCAAGGTGGCTACCTCCGCGGGCGGCACCGCGCTCACCCTGGGCACCGCCGCCCCGGTGTATGTCCGCGTCTCGGGCACGGGCGCGGTAGGCATCACTGTCGACGGGCTAAACGCTTTCATCCAGTCCATCTTCGACAACGGCGGTCTGGCCTACGGCGACACTCGCACGCTGTTTGTCCCGTCGATCCAGAAGACCCGGCTGACCAAGGCTTACGCCACCGCGTACGGCTCCAACGTCAACGGTGCGATTTCCGAGACGCAAACCAACGTCGGTGGCGTCAACGTCGACACCCTCGTAACGGACTTCGGCAAGCTGAACATCGTTGTCGAGCGCGCCCTGCCCAAGGACTGCATTTTCGCCGCCTCGGCAGAGCAGGTTCACCCGGTGTTCCTCAATGTGCCCGGCAAGGGTGTGCTGTTTGAGGAGCAGCTGGCCAAGACCGGCGCGAGCGACAAAACCATGGTCTACGGCGAGATCGGTCTGTGCTACGGCTCTCAGCTTTCCCACGGCGTGTACCGCGGACTCGCGGTCGCTTAACTCATGTCCTACGCCACCGCCGCCGACCTGGCGGGCTACTGGCGTCCACTGTCGGACCTGGAAGCGGCACGGGCAACCGTGCTGCTCCAGGCCGCAGCGGATCTCATGGACGAGCACGAAGGCTCGGACGGCTTCGTCTACACCGCGTGCAAATGGGTTTCGTTGGACATGGTCAAGCGGGCCATGATTGGCATGGACGGGATCACCAGCCAGTCGCAGGGCATGGGCGATATGAACGTTTCGCAGACGTTCGCCAATCCGATGGGACGCCTGCGGTTGGAGCCGCGCGAGTTGCGCCGACTCAAGGGATTAGGTGCGGAGTCGCGGCTTTTCAGCCTTACCGGAACCAACCACGTCCGCGTTCCGTACACGGCGTGGGATTACCAGTACGCCTCACAAACCGATGGCGCTATCACCCCGGCACCCCCCGGATAAATGGCCGTCATCAATCCCGCTTTCACGCAAACCATCACCCCATCTAGGCCGGTGGAAAACTTCGGCGAGGAAACCTTCACCTCCCTTCCCTCCACCCCCGCCGTGGTGTCACTGTCGGCGCCGTCGCACAAGGGCGGCACACAGTCACGGTTTGTCATTTACGGAACCGTGTTCGTTCCCCGCGGCTACGACCTGAAATCCAATGACCGCTTCACGTATCAAAATTTCGTGTTCCGGGTGACCGGGTGGCCGCGAGGCGATCAGCCGCAAGCCTTCACCGGGGATGACTTCGGCTGGGTGTCGTTCATGATTGAGGCGGCACCGTAATGGATGTCAACATTCCCCACCCCAACGAGGGGCTGGCCGAATGGTTCATGGGGCCGGAAAACCGCCGCATCATGGACGAGATCGCCACCAAGGCGGCACTTCTCGCGCAAGCCGAGATCCACAAACGCACCGGGGCCCTGTCTGCGTCGGTGAACGCCAACGTCGACATCGGCGGTCACCACAATGATCGCTATGTCGCCGACGTGACCATCGGCGAAACCGTCGACTACGGCGCCTCCTACGAGTTCGGCACAACCAAGGGCAACGAAGCTCACCACGTCGCCGACGCGGTACTTGGCCAACTTGGGGAGTACTGATGTCGGTATCCCTGCCAGCCTGGTATCACGGCGGATTCCCCGACGCCGAGAGGCTGATGTCGTCGCTGTTCTCCCCGCTGATCGGCGGTGTGGATGTGGTGCCGTGGTTCCCCAAGCCCTCCGAGTATGTTCCGCACCTCGAAAACGGCGGGGCCTACCTTCGCGCAGCCCGCACCGGGGGCTCATTCAACTTCGATGAGAACCGCGACGAACCCCGAGTGCAGATCGCCGCGCTGTCGAAGTCCCGCGCGCAGTCGTGGGAAATCATTGAGTTTGTCCGACAGACCATCTGGTCGTTTAAGCGCGGCGCGCTCGTTCCCGGCACGCAAACCCAACTGCAAACGCAATCGGAAGTGCTTGGGCCTCAGTTGATTCCCGAGAACATCGTCGAGCCCAGGTTGGTTCCGGCGACATTCGCACTTCACACCTGGAAGCCAGGACTTACCACATACCGCCAGGCCCTCGGCCTGTAACTGAAAGGCAAACCCATGCCCGGAATTTCCGCATATCAGGCCGGCCAGTCCGACCTTGAACTGGCTTCCGCCGATTGCGCGGTTCTGCTGCGCCCGGTCGGAGCCGTGCTCACCAACCTCGAAGACGCCGCCGCCGGCGGTCTCGATGCCGCCAAGATCGGCCCCGGAAGCGGGTTCATCACGGTCGGCAACTTCACCAAAAAGGACGGCTTGAAGCTGTCCAATAACCCGACAATCAACGAGATCAAGAGCCACGGCAAGGGCTCACCGACCGCGCTGATCGCGTCGGAAGCGGAGAAGTCGATCACCTACACGCCGCAGGAACTGTCGCTCATCAACCTGAAGAACGCGTGGGGGTTCAGCGACGATCAGGTGTCGGCGGTGTCGTCCAAGGGCGGCTACACCATCCAGATCCCCGAGCTGCCGAAGAACACCTTCTATCAGGCCGTCGTGCTGTCGTGGACGAGCTATCAGGGCTTGGACATCTACAAGTACTGGCTGTTCAACAAGGTGTCCATCGGCAAGCGCACCGATGTCAACCTGATGGACTCCGACGTGATCACTCACGGTGTGACGCTGGTGGCGCAGGTTCACCCCGCACTCCCCGGCGTTCCGGTCATCTTCGGCGCTGCGGGTGCCGGTGTTGCGGCTCTCGCGTCGGCCACTCGCGACGGCTCGCTGTACCCAGTGGCCACCGGAATCACGGTCACCCCTGCGACGCAGACCGTCACCGTGGCCGCGGGCGTCAACCACACCAAGCAGCTGGTCGTCAAGGACTCCAACGGCGCTGACCGCACGGCTACTGCGACCTTCGTCTCTGACACCCCGGCCAAGGCCACCGTGTCGAGCACGGGTCTGATCACGGGTGTTGCAGCGGGTACCGCATCGGTGACCGCGACGTATCTCGGCTTCACCGCGTCGTGCGCGGTGACCGTCTCCTAAACCCCCGGAGGCATGGGGCCAGCCCGCCTGGCGATCCCGGCGGGTTGGCCTCAACAATCACAACCGAAAGGCTGCCCAGGATGGCACCGCGCAAACGGCTGGTGAGCACCGGCCCGTTGTCTGAACGACTGCTGAAACTCCAGTTAGAGACTGGCGTATCCGAGCCGTACAAAATCACCTCCGATCTTGTCGTGGAACCGCCGACGAAAGCACGCGGAACCGCGATGAACGAGGCCGCGACACGCATGGGCATTCTTCAAGCCCTGTTGTCGCAGGCCATCAATCAGTCAATCCCGCGGCCCGCGCGCCCGGACTACACCGCACCCCTAGACGAGCAGGACGCTTACGCCAAGGCCGTTGAGCAGTGGACCGCCGAGGTGGAGTGGCACGACGAAACCACCAACGCCATCGCCGGAAAGATCGGCGAAGCGGAGACCGACTACAACCGTGCGTTTTTCGGCGAATCCCATGACGATGTCATGGCGTTCTTTGAGGATAAGCCGCAGAAGTTGTGGGATGCGTTCGTCGTTGACATCAAACGCGACTTCCTACCCCCGCAACCCGAGAACGGTATCTGCCCGACCTGTGGGCACACCGATGACGAGACAGCGGGAAAAGCGCCCGAATCCTCGATCTGATCTCCCGTTACTGGGACGAGATTGAGGCAGACCTGTCCTACTTCCACACCATCGACGCGCTGGATTGGGTGCGCGGCGACCGCCCGTGGGAACAGTTCGACCGCTTGTGTAGGGATGTGGCGCAGCGGCAAGGCTCCCGTCTGCGGGCCAGCCAATTGCGCGACCCGGCTTACCTCGCCGAGATGGAACAACTCATAGAGAAGCAGCCGAAAATCGCGGAGTCACGCCCAACGCTGGAGGCTTGGACCCCCGAGGTTGAGGCTCTGCACATGGTGGCCAACGACATTCGGATCATGACGCAGATCCTGGCCAAGGTTGAGCTGAGCCTGCATCAAGGCCCCGAAACCCCCGCGGACATCATCGCGGCCCGTAAGAAAACCATCAGCTTGTCGAAGATCGCCGAAGTGACCGGAGGGGAGTGACCGTTGACGGAATACAACGCCGGCGAAGCTCGACTCCGGATTGTCCCTGACGCCAGTCAGTTCCGTCAGAAGCTAGAAGCCGAAATCCGGCGGGTCAACGCTGAGCTTCCCGTCGAAGCGAACACCCGCAAGGCCGCGGAGCGCATCGACATGTTCCGGCGGGAGCAGTCCGCGCGTGATGTCAACATCACCGTTGATGTTGATACCCGTAGGGCAACTGCGGAGATGGCATCCCTTCGGGCTGAGTTGGACAGGTTCTCGGCTGGCGCACTAGGCACCGGGAAGTCGCTGAAGGACTCGTTCAGTCTCGCGGGTGCGGCGGCGTTCGCGGCGTTCAACCCGGCGGTCATTACCAGTATCGCCAGCGTTGCCCAAGCGTTGCAGCAAGTTTCGCAGGCCGGTTTAGTCATCCCCGGTGTGATTGGTGGCGCTGCGGCGTCTATCGGCACGCTTACTTTGGGTATGTCGGGGATGGGTGACGCCATCAAGGCAGCGGGTAAAGCTGCGGACGGTTCAGCCAAAGACATTCAGGCGTATAACGATGCGCTGAAGAAGCTTTCGCCGAACGCCGCGGAAACCGTCCGGGCCATCGCCGATCTTAAGCCGGCGTTCGATGACATCAAAAAGTCGGTTTCCGGTGAGATGTTCGACGGTATCGGCGCGTCGATCCGGCAGCTTGCCGCAGCCGATTTGCCGGTGTTCAAAAAGGGCTTGACGGGGATCGCGCAAGCGTTCAACACAGACTTTAAGCAGCTGGGCCTCTCCTTGGGAGACGGCAAGACACAGAGCATCTTTGACCGCCTGTTCGGCAACACAGCCGACGCGCAGACCCGCGTGGCGAAGGCCATCGACCCGCTGGTGAAGGGTATTGGGACGCTGGTGGCGGGTTCTTCGGATGCCCTGCCCCGGCTGGCTGATGCGTTGGGGACTGTCGCGACCAGGTTCGACAAGTTCATCGAATCGGCCGACAGGGATGGGCGTCTGGCGAAGTGGATTGACGAAGGACTGAAGGGCACAACCAAGCTCGGCGAGTCCGTCCTGAATATAGGCAAAGCGTTTACGGCTATCACCAAGGCGATGGGCGGCGGTGACGGGTTCCTCGGTGGGTTGGAGCGTGTCACCGGGAAGATGCAAACGTTCCTGAACTCCGATGAGGGGCAGGACAAACTCAAGCGCATGTTCGCCGCGGGGCGGGCGGAACTTGAGCAGTTGAAGCCCATTGTTGATAACTTGGCGAAGATTCTCCCGGCCATGTTTGACGCGGCGCAGAACAGCGCAAACATATGGTTGCCGACGCTGAAGGTAATCACTGACATTCTGGCCAGTGACCCGGAACTTGTTGAGGCGGTTACGTCTGCGTTCCTTGCGTGGAAAACCATCGACGGCGTTGCCAGCTTGGCCAGCAGTCTCGGGATCGTCAAAACGCTATTGGGTGTGGAGCTTCCGGTCGCGGCCGCCACGGGCGCCGCGGGGATCAGCGCCGCGCTGGCGAAGGTGGCTATCCCCGCGTGGCTGGCCTACCTCGCCTCGCATGAGGCGAACCAGATCGCCAACGACATTCAGGGCACCAACTTCACGATTCCCGATGTGCTCAAGATGGGTGTCACCGCCCCAATTCGCGCTTACGGTGATATCGTCGGCAACCCGGCGTTGGCGCAGTATGGGCGGCCGGCCCCAGACGCAATTCCCGGCGGTGGCGGCGCTGGCGCGTCGGCTCAGCGCCGCGGCGCTGCTCCAGCCAGCGTCGGCGGCGGTGGCGGTTTCGCCTCTGGTGGCATGGTGTCCGGCCCCGGCAACGGAACCTCTGACAGCATCCCGGCGCGACTGTCCCACGGTGAGTTCGTGGTCAACGCGGCTAGCACGGCGAAGAACCGCGCACTGCTGGAGTCGATCAACGGCTACGCAGGCGGCGGGCTTGTCACCCCCAACGGCCCCGCGCCCGTCCCCCCTCCGCTACAGGCGGGCATGGGCAGCATGGCGCAAGCCGCGCTCGGCCCGCTCGGCGGCATGTTGGGCGGTGGCCCTATCGGCAACCTGGTCAACATGATCAACGCGCCCGCGCCCGACCCCGGCACGCAGACCGTGTCCCAGCAGATGGGCATGACCGGGCCAACCGCATTCGGCACCCCTGAGGGAAATTTCATGCAAGCCGCCTCAGTTCTCCCCGGACTATGGGGTGCGTTGGCGTCGATGAACTCCCCAGACCCCGCGGGAAACATGATGAACTGGGGCACCAACACCGTTGGATGGCTGAGCAATTTCGCCTCTAACACCATGAGCAGCTTCGGCTCCAGCCTGCTCGACGGCGCTCTGGGTGCTGTCGGGTTGCAGCAATCCATCCTGTCCCCAAGTAACCCGTACACCGGAGCGGTGCTACAGGGCGCAAACTTTGCCCTCGGTGGCAGCGGACCCATCGCGGGGCTGATGAACAGCAAGGGTGGCGGCGGCTCATCCGGCGGTGGCGGCACGTCGCTGGCCAGCTCGGGCGGCGGCATGGGCGGCATGGGCTTGTCAAGCATGTTTGGCGTCAGCCCCGGCGGATCGGGTGGCGGTGGAAGTCTGCCACTGAACTGGAAGACCCTTGACGCGCTCGCAGCACAAAACGGTCTGTCGATGATATCCGGGTATCGCAGCCCCAACGGACCAACTATCGCCGGCGTTGCAGCGGCTAAGTCCTATCACGCACTCGGGCGGGCGCACGACTACTCCAACGGCACGCGCACCCCGCAAGAACTTCAGTTCGCCATGTTCATGGCCCAGAACTACGGGTCAAAGCTGAAGGAATTGATTTACGACGATCCAAAGTTTGCTTACACCATTCACGACGGGCAGGTAGTCGGCCCGTTCGGCGCGTTCTACACAATGGGGCAGGCGGGCGACCACACTAACCACGTTCACGTCGCGTTTGACACGGGCGGATGGCTGCAGCCCGGAAAAACGTTGGCGCAGAACAACACCAATCACCCTGAACTGATCGTCAACAAGCAGGGCCAGCAGAAACTTGCCGATCAGGGCATCAACCCGTCGTCGCTGCTAGAGCCCGGCGCACCTGGCCAACCCCCATCCTCCCCGGCTGACACCGCGGGCAAGCTCCTTGACTCCGCGAAGCTCCCGACTATCGGCGCGGCCCCGGCCAGCCAGGATCACAACCTCTCGGCCATCTCCAAGGGCATTAGTGCGGGCGCTTCGGCTATCGGCAACCTCGCCTCCAGTGCCATCGGTGCCGGGATGGCGGCGGCCGGCGCCCCTGGCGGCGGTGGCGCGGGGGCTCTTGCCTCGACAGCCATCCAGATGGGCGGGCAGCTGCTTTCCGGGGCGGTCAACCTGGGCTCATCCCTGCTCGTCGGCTCTGTCCCGGGATCGTTCGGCGGCAGTTCGGACCGCGCATATGGCAAGCCGATCCACTCCGCGCCGCAGCCCGCCGCACCTCCAGTTAGCGCCACGACATGGAACGTCAACGGCGTCTCCGACATCAGCCGGCTCATTCAGGAGGTCGATTTGCGCGACGCTCAGCACCGCGCGGGCCTGGCGAAGTGGGGCGGGTAGATGCTCAGCGGATACCGGCACACCGACACCGTTGACGTGATCGGCGCAAACGGCGACTTCTGCCGCATCTCTCACGATGACATGTCATGGGGGCCGGTCCTCGCGCCTGGATCTACCGGGCTGTTTGAGATGCCGATTCAAACGAACTGGGGCAGCTACGGTTTCGGCCAGTTCTACCAGTCATGGAAGCCCAAGCGCCGCGACGTGGTGTGGACCGTTCACGTCGTGAACCCGCAAACCGGCTCACGGCTGGATCAAGACGCCGAACTGTGGCACATCATCTACAGCCGTTGGCGGGCCATGTTCTCCCCCACCAAGGAGGCCACCATCGTCTACGGGTCGATGGATGGCGAGCGCCGACTTAGCGTGCGAACGGTTCAAGAACCGAAACCGTTCTCAGCTCAGAACTTTGAAGGCGGCGACCCGCATAGGTGGGCGTTCGGCTCCATCGTGCAGACGATGGCCGCCGAACTCCCGTTCTACGTTGGGGCATCGGACACCTACGCCATTGAGTTCACCGGGGCGGGGAACTTTTGGGGCAACCTCCCGTTCCACAACCCTGCCACCATTGACATTTGGCCGGAATGGGAACTGACGCACGGCGCGAAATACATTTTGCCTGACTACTCGTTCGGCTCAGAGATCTACGGGCGCGGCATCATGGACGCCGGCAAAACGGTCCCGACGCCGAAAATCCTAGACGGCGACGGGTCGGTTTCGGTGTTCACTCGCCCCGACAAAGAGACCTACATCAGCGAGAACGAAACCCCAGTTGGGTTGCGTGCGGCTGGAAAGGATTTCGAGTACCCGATCCCGGCCGGCATGGGAACGTCGTCGTCGAAGTCGCCCAATCCTGGCTGCGTTGTTCGCGCGTTGGACGTGGCGGATGGGTGCGCCATCAAGCTGACGTTGCCGCGATGGTACGCCGAACCGTTCTCCACCCCGTTGGTGGTTTAAGTGCCCGGTCTAGTCGATCTGGTCAACACCCGCGCCATCACCGACGAGATTCGCCGTCAACGAAAAGCGTTGCAGCGCGCACTGACTGAGGTTTCCATTTACACCAACCCCCCAACAGGGCACGGGCTGGTGTTTCGGGGCCGGTTCAACGTCCTAGATCTGGTGAAGTACGAGTTCCCCCGCCGAGACAACATCTCCTCATCGGGGACAATCAAGGTCCGAGCTAACCACTTCCTCGCCAAACTGATTGCGTCAATCCCCAACGACTCCGACGAGCGCAAGAACGTCATCATCCGCGCCGACCGTTTCGGGGGCGCGTGGCGGTGGACCGGCCTGCTGCACCACTGGCAAATCGAAACCACCGATGGCGTTGACTACCTGACAGTCACGTTCAACGACGACCTTCAGATCCTGCAATATCTGCTGTGTCCGCCGAACCCAATGTTGCCCATCCCGGTGTTTCAATACCCGCGGGACTATTTCGTCTTTGCGCCAGCCCGCTGGGGTGCATCGGTGACAGCCCTCATCAACGTTGCCCGCAAAGAACTGTCGCTTTTCAATCTGCCCGACGACCCGTTCGACCTTCAGTCGTATGTAGATGCGTTGGACACCCGAACATGGCAAGTTCACGTCAAGTGTCCAAGCTTCGTCAACGATCCATCCCTGTGGGGTGTGTTCGCTAGCCGAATGAACTCCGTTGATTCGGTGATTGCGGACGCCATTGACGACGCCCAGGTGTCAACGATCTACCGGAGGATCTTCACCGCCGAAGGCGAAACGGTCACCGGCCTACTGAACAACGACATCGCCAACGGCGCCCTGGTCATTGAGTTTCAGGACCGCAGCGGGTTCTCGCGCGACGGGGGCACGTTCCTGTCCGGTAACGCCTGGCAGGGATTCGCCCGGTCCGTACTGACGTGGACCGCGGGGTTCATTGAGGACACCCTGACATTTGTCACCGACAATGAAACGCTGTACCCCGACGAGTATTGGCAGCAAGGATGGATGGCCACACTCGCATCCGCGCCGGGTATCTGCATCCGCGATTCCCCATGGAATGACCTGCGATCTGTCGTTACGCACTCTCCGGCCACGGCGACGGAAATAGTTGTGGGTGGTGATAACCCGCTGGCAGACTCGCTGATCAAGCTGACCATTGAGTCAATCGGCAACCTCGTCGGCTACTTCCTCCTGGTTGGCTTCGACTCCCTCGGGACCATCACCGCCGACATTGTTATGCCGTTCCTTGTGGGGACCGTGGCCGCATGGGATGTATTTAAAAACTTCGGCAGGGCGCAGGAATTGGGTTGGGTGCACCTCTGGGATGTGTACCAGTCGGGCGCCGAGCAGAACGCCTGGTCAATCTCCGCGCTCGCCGTTGGACGCGGTGGAATGAAGGACACCGCCGCGGAAACCTCACACAGCATGGTCATTGATGAATCAACCTGGCTGATGCCCGGTTTGCATTGCGACATCGGCGACCGCATGGGCTCAACATCAGGGGCGTTGCAGCGCATCGGAATAGACCTGATGTTTGTCAATCAGATGAAAGAAATGGTCCTGACGGGCGATCAGACCGGGGCATCTCAATTTGTCATGAAGTGCGGGCAGAACAAAGCCGCCATGAGCCGCGGTGAACGCGACGCCCGGCGCATGAAAAAAGCCATGGACAAGATCGCCGACATCGGCGTTCACCTAATCCAGTGAGGCGCAATGCAATCTGAACAGTCAGCGGTAATCCTCTCGCGCGGTGGAGTCTGGAATCCCGAGCCCTACGAGCCGCCCTACCTCGTGGCCAAAGCCGGTCAGCCGTTCCCCTCCAATGCGTTCGCGACCATTGAGTTTACCGACACCACCGGAGCCACATTGCTCGAGCTGGACGGCACGGTTACCCCCGACGCAATCCGGTTCACCGCGGACGCCGAAGACGGGCTAGACGCCGTTCCAGCCGGCGCGAATTTTGAAATCAGCCTTGAAACGTCGCAGGGTGTCCAGAAGATCCGTTACGGCAAAGTAATCCGGCGCGAAGCCACCTATTTCCCGCCACCCGCCGTGAATGTCACCCCCCTGGCGTTCGGCGACAACTTTCAACGCACCGCCCTGGGCCGCAAATGGATCGGGGTGTCGGGACGATCTCGGATCTTCGACAATTCGCTACTGAGCCTCCCGAGCGGGGTCACTGTCGATGGAGTGTTCTTTACAAAGTCGGCCATCCGCTACTACCAGCAGTTCACCACCGACTCCATCAGAATGTCTGTCACGGTCCAGAACCCCTTGCATCTACTGTCGGGGAAAACGTCGTTCGTAGTGTGCGCTGACGCAAACATGACATCAGGCTTGGCCATGCAACTGGAAACCGGTATCACCAACAACTGGATTCACATGGGCATGCTGAACGGTCCCACATCGGTAACCTACGAGGGCTCATCAGTCTCTAACTCTGCCAACAGCGGCGACACCTACGTCATTTCCTACACCGATGCGACCAAAACTCTTGCCGTGTACAAGGGAACCAGCCTAGAGCCGCTGGCTACATGGGTCGATGACACGGGCATGGTTCCGCATGGACCGGGATACCGATACGTTGGCTTCATCTTTGAAGCGTCACTGATTACCGCCGGGATTCAGGTGTCATCCTGGTCGGCCAAAGACGATCTGTGATGGACAAAGCAGACGAAGTGCTCGCGCTGGTTGGCGTGCTGTGGTTCCTGCCCCCGCCGGCCCGCACACCGATTGCCGAAGGTCTTCACGGCTTGGGTGTCCGGGTACATCCCGATCTAGCCACTTCGGTCATGGTCACCGACGCCACTCCCGGCATGGGCAACCACGCCGCCAAAGCACCGATGGCGAAACAGGCTCTGGATTTCCTGCGGGAAACTCAACCCGATTTAGCCGCCAAGATTGAACTGGCACAGCAAGATCCCCAGGCACGCGCAAAGCTCGCCGCCGAGCTGCGCGCGAAAATCGGCGCCGACAGCTCGACGCTTCACAGCGAGGGCGCCAAGATCGTCGCGGATTTCGACAAGGCCGTTAAGGACGCTTCCGCGTGACCATGCCCAACGGGCCGGCAGGGCTCAACGCCGGGGTGAAGTACGGCATCACCGGAGACCCCACGCTGGGCGATACCGTGGCCAATCTGCCTGCTCGCACTCAGGACGCGATCAAAGCAGAACTCAAGGCCAACAACATCGCTAGCGGTCATTCGGTGTGGACGAAATCAACTGGCCCGTTTGGGGCGCTGGGTGCGTTGTTCGGGCTATCCAATAAAGGCCCCTTTGACGCCATGTTGACGCGGATTGGGCAATCGCTTCTCGGGCTTGATATTTCGCATCTGTGGACATCGGTCGAAGCGGTATTTGCGTCACTAGGAACAATCCCCGTGACGTTGACCGACCACACAGAAGCGATTGCCAACCTCAACACCATCACGTCGGCGATGAACACGACGGCTGCCTATGTGGGCGATCAGCAGGATATGGTGACCGCTCCGCGCTGCCTACTGGTAGTCATGGGCGCTAATGGCTTGCGGTCGGCCGAGATCGGCGTGCCCATCAATATCGCGTTATATGGATCGCTAGCGACCAACGTGTTGCCGATCATCTACCCGAAAATCTATTACGGTGCCACGCGCGGCGACATTTACTTTTCACCGATCGTGGTGGATCGCCGCGGCACCATCGACAAAATCAGGTGGATTGTCGGCGGTGACACGTCGATTTTCTCTATCGACTACTACGAGGTTGCGTTATGCGTCTACAACCCGACGAACGGCAACGTCGAAAAGGTTTGGGGGTCAGGCAACATCGTGGACGGCGTCGCTAACACTTCGACACTCAAAGAAGTCGAAATCAGCATGGGACTCACGCAGCATGTGACGCCAGGCCAAATCCTGTTCGTGGCGCACCAGCAGGTCGGCTCGGGAATCGGCCAATCTCCCAGAGCATTCGCCGCCGTTCCACAAGCTGGGGTTGCCCGACCATCATCCAGTTTCATACTCAACGCTGCCTCGTTCCGAAAAAACAATTACACGCAAGGCATCCCATCTTCAATTGCCCTGTCGGCGCTGACCCGCGAAAACGGCTTTATTCCATGGGCTGGCGTAAGCGTGACGTCATGACGATGACATTTACTGCAGAAGAGATTTTGGCCGCAGCGAATGAAGGCATCTACTGGTTCGTCACCACCGAAAACACCGTGTACGGGATGGCCAACAAGGTACCGCGCAATCCTGATGATGACACTTACCTGTTGCGCGCGTCAAAAGCTTGGCTTCGCCAATGGAGGGGAGATTGGCAAGCCCTCGCCGACCACATCAACCAAGCGATTAACAAGCAGGAGAAGACTTAGATGGCGCGCCAGCTATATGTTGATCAGACCAGAAAAGGGCCAACCGAAGTACTTGACCACACGATTCTCTGGTCAGACATCATTGACCCCATCGAAGACACCATCGTTGATGCGTCGTTTGAGATCGACGCCGACATGGTCGTTGCCTCTGGTCAGTTCACCGCCTACGACTCGACTTGCTGGCTAGCTGGCGGCACCGCAGGTCGTTCTTACACCTGTTCCCACACCATCACCACCGCCAACGGGCGCAAGTTCCGCCGCAGCGTGCGCGTGCGCTGCGTCCAGCGATAAGGAGAGTGAATTGACTGGCTTTACGCCGTACCTCGCCAATAAGGTGATGGATCACGTATTCAGGAATGTTTCATGGACGACCCCGACCGCGCTCTACATTCAGCTTCATGTCGGCGACCCCGGGCCGGATGGGACCGCCTCCATCGCGGGAACCTCAACACGAAAAGCCGCCACATGGGCAGCCGCATCTAATGGGCTGATAGGCATGACAGCCGACATCACCTGGACCGCCACAGCCAAGGAATCCATTTCTCACATCAGCTACTGGGACGCGGTCACCTCGGGGCGCTGCCTAGCAACGGATGAGCTAGACGAAGCGAAAAACGTGTTCATAGGCGACACCTTCGACTTGCCCGCCGCAACGCTACAGATCGTCCCGGAGGCGTAACCCGTGGCAGTATTTTTCGACAGCGTCGGAACGGGCGGGTACTTCGCCGAACCGGTGCTGTCAATCGGCGCCATCGAAATGCTGTGGACACACACTGCGCCTGCCGGCCGTCAAGTAGCCGTGGTCGCGGGCATGTCGTACTGGGTTTACAACGGCGATCTAGTCAACCTCACTAGAAATGTTTGGTACGGAATAACTCCGATGCAGTCGCTAGGCGTCAAAGCCTGGACGAGTGGCGCGGGTTCGGGTTGGACGGAACTGTTCGGCCTAATCAATCCACCAAAAGGCAAACAACTTGTTCACGGTGAAATCTTGGGCGGGTTTCCGTTCGTCGGAAAGCTGGGACGCGCAAACACGGTGTCATACACCGGGGTTGACGGTTTCGGAGCAGTAACAAACGCTTCAGGAACTGCATCAGGAACGCAATCGCTGTCGGCCACTGGCGCTTCTGCTACCAAAATCGTCGCAGCTTACGGAACGAAAAACGTTGGCTTGAACTCGTTTTCAAAAGATCAACGCTATTTGTCCAACACGTATTGCACCCTGCTGCTCGGCGACACCGACGGGAGCGGTTCGTCTACAACGTTTGCCGCTAGTCGCGGCGTGGCCGGCCCCTGGGGTGCGCTAAGCGTCGTCTTGAACGCCGCTGACATCACCGGCACTGCAACCGGAGTCAGTGCATCGCCGGTGCTGCACGCGACCGGGAGGCGGTACGCCCGCCCGGGAACTAATCGCCGCAGCGTGTTTGGCGCCGAGCCCGAAAGCTGACATGGCAACCCTTTTCAGCATGAACGCCGACGTAAAGATGTTCGGCGACGACGGCATCTCTGCCTCAACGGGCGCGCACGTCGTGTTTGATCTTGACATACCAAGCGGCGAAGTGGTGCGCGTGGTCGAATCCCCGCGATCGTGGTTTCTTGAGTCCCATCGCATCACCGGCTACATCCGCTCTGACGGGCGCATGTACGACACGCCGGCAGTGTCGGCGGTGCCGTTTGACCTTGCCGACCCCGGCAACATCGGGGTGCGGCTGCTGGCCAATACCAGCGCGCTGCAGATCGCCAGGGTTGCCTACCGAGTGACGATCCAACACACGCAGGACGGAAAACCGTTGACCTTTAAAACGTGGACCTTCATCCCGCCCAGCTCAGACATTACTGTCGATCTCGCCTCGTACGCGCCCTAACGCATCATGGCAACACTTTTCACCATGAACGCCGACGTCAAAACCTTTGACGTCACAGGCGCTTCTGGTTCAAACGGCGTTGAAGTTCATTTTGATATGAACATATCTCCTGGCGACATGCTGATTTTGACCGAACCTCCGCGCGCAACACTGATTGAATACGTGCGCATCACCGGCTACATCCGCTCTGACGGGCGCATGTACGACACGCCGGCAGTGTCGGCGGTGCCGTTTGACCTTGCCGACCCCGGCAACATCGGGGTGCGGCTGCTGGCCAATGACCCGGATTTCAACCTGTCCACCCCTATCAGTTATCGGGTGACATTCCGTAGCGTCCGCAATGGGCAAACCGACGATTACCGGTCGTGGAACACGCCCGCCGTTCCCTCGGTAGACACGACGATTGACCTAGCCAGTTACGCGCCTGCGCCGGGTTTGGCCGTCACCGGAATCAACGCGGTGCGCGTTGATGACCTCATGGACGCCCGCGCGGCGGGTAAGGCTGTCGTCCGATCCGAAACACAGTCCGATGCCCGCGCCGCGATTGGCGCGGCTGCCGCGACAGATGTTGTCAACGTCAAAAACTACGGCGCCAAAGGTGACGGGTCCGCAAACGACACTGCGGCAATCAATGCGGCGATAGCGGCGCTATCACCCGGTGACGTGCTGTATTTCCCGCGGGGCCGGTACATGACCGATGGCGGCCACACCATCGGCGTGCCGTCTGTGACTGTCCGGTCACACAGCGGGCGGGCGCAAACCTACAACTCGTCTGCGCAGCTATTCCTTCGCAATGGCGCCAATGCGGACATGCTCAGCGTGACCGCCCCCCAGGTGACAATCCGAGACCTGACGTTGCACGGGCAGTTCCCCGGCCAGACAGCAGCGTCAAACGGTCTGGTGTTTCCCGCTGGGTATGCCCAGAACTATTTCCTCCTCGATGCGGTGTGGGTGACCTCATTCAACGGCGACGGAATCAAACTCGGCGCCAGCACATCCGGAACCTACTCGGGCACGATGATCAACTGCGAGTCGCGGTTGAACAAGGGCTACGGCTTGAACTTCGCCGCTAACTGCGACGACATCATGATTACCAACATGTACATAGATGAAAACGATTTGTCTGGGATCTATTGCGCCACTGGTGATCTGAGCCTGACAAGCTGCCACATCTGGGGCAATGGTAAAGGCACAACCGGGCTGCGTGACGGCATGACGTTTGCAGGGTCTACGGGATGCAGAATCGTCAACAGCAACATTGAGAGCAACAAGGGCGTCGGAATCCGTTTTCAGACCGGGAACAACACCGGACACATTATTGCCGGCTGCGACATCTGGGGTAATTCGCAGCAGGGCATATACGGGTTCGGCGCTGACCATTGCGTCGTCGCTAGCTCGACGATCCGGCACAACGGCTACAGCCGCGGTGCCGGCGCGAACAGTGCGGGCATCGCCTACGACTCATGTAAGGCCATGACGATCACCGGGAACCAGTTTTACGGGCAGTCCTATCAGCCCTCCCAGACCTATGGTTTCTACGAAATCGGATCATCGAACACCGATATCTACTTCCGTGACAACATGTGCCGCGCTGCAGACCATGCCACGGGAGACGTGTTCTTGGGGCCTGGCACGTCTGTTGATGTTGCACAGGTGGCGGCACCGGCTACCGCAACATCACCAGGCGTCACGGGGCAAGTGGCCTATGACAATTCGTACACCTATCGATGCATTGCGACTAACACATGGCGACGCTCAGCCCTCAGCACCTGGTGATTGGAAGTGATGCAATGACTGACTACCTAGTCTCCCCACCAACGCAAACGGCGTTACCGGCAACCCTCGGCTGTGATCTACCGTTCACTGTTCGCCGTGTCGACGGCTCGGGAACGGCGGTGAACTACCCGGCGGGAACCACGGTGACGGTTCACGTAGGCATCACCCCACCTGCGGTAATCGGCGCGACGATATCGGGAGCCGTTGCCGCCGTTGTGATCCCGGCATCGGTACAGGACAAGGTCGTCAACGGCACGAAGTGGCAGATCGTGCTGGACGGCGTGGTTGATGTGCCCCTGGCTGTTGGCCGGTACAGGCGTTTCGATGGCTGACTATCTCGTGGAGCCCGGCGGCGTGTTTGATGTCGTGATCGCCAACCCTGTCGCTGACATCGTCGTCATCGACGGCCCCGCTGGCCCACCCGGGCCGCCTGCATCGGCATTCACCTACACCCAAGCAACCCCGGCCGCGACGTGGACGGTCACGCACACGCTCGGGCATATACCCAACAGCTCCGAAATTGTGATCGGGGCCGAAGTGGTGGAGGCGGATGTTCTCTACCCCAACGCCACAACCGTTGTCGTCGTTTTCGCCAACCCCCAATCCGGCGTTCTGCGCCTCACGTAAAGGATCACCAGATGGCAAAGCAATTTCTCAGCGGCATTGATGCGACTAATCAGCGGATCGTCAATGTCGGTTCTCCGTCCAGTGCCACCGACGCGCCCAACAAGGCATACGTCGACAACGCTCTGGCTGGCCTACAGTGGAAACCGGGGGTTCGCGCCGCCACCACTGCCAGTGGAAATCTGGCGACCGCGTACGCCTCCGGTCAGGTGCTCGATGGTGTGACGCTGACGACCGGCGACCGCATCCTGATCAAAGATCAGAGCAACGGCGCGGAAAACGGGTTGTACGTTGTCGCGGCCAGCGGGGCGCCCGCACGCGCCACCGACGCCGACGGCGCCGGGGAACTCACACCCAACGCAACCGTGTTCGTCGCTGAGGGATCGGTGAACGCAGACCGAGCCTATAACTGCACCACCAACGGCACCATCACCATCGGCACCACGGCAACCGTGTGGGCACGTTTCGGCGGCGGCACGACTTACACCGCTGGCAACGGACTGTCGCTGAACAGCACCACATTTGCCGTCAATAACGGTGCCGGCATCGTGGCCGACGGCACCTCTACCCGCATCGACACCTCGGTAGTCGTGACCAAATTTTCGGCGAACATCGGGGACGGCTCGGCGACCAGCATCACCGTGACTCACGGCTTGGGCACTCGCGACGTCACCGTGGGTGTCTACGACGCGGCCAGCTACGTGGAATATGAGTGCGATGTCACTCACACCACCCTCACCGCGATCACGTTGTCGTTTGCGACAGCACCGGCAGCGTCCAGCCTGCGCGTGGTGGTGCATGGCTAGGCGCCAGCTCGGCGTTGCCGCGACGAACGCGGATGACGCCATCACCGCCTCGGGCACGGCAACGCTGTCCAACAAGACGCTTACGACGCCGAAAATTGCCCAAATCAACGACGCCAACGGCGTTGCGGCGGTGACAATTCAAACCACAACAACAGCCGTCAACAATTTCAATATTTTCAACAACACCACCGGCAACGCTCCCGGTATTAGTGCTGTTGGGTCAGATCCGAATATCTCGTTTGCGGTCACCGCCAAAGGAACCAGCTCTGTTATCTGTCAGAACGGCTCTGGCATCGGGGCGACGATTACCGCCTCTGCCTCGTCGGTGAACTGGGTAAACATTTCGGGGCGCGCCACTGGCGTAGCGCCGACCGTCGCAGCCACTGGGTCTGACCCGAATGTGTCGCTCAACCTCACTACGCGTGGATCGGGTGTGGTGCAGGCAAACAGTGTCGATGTGGTTACCACGACAGGCACGCAGACTCAGACGAACAAGACGCTGACAAGTCCCATTGTGAATCAAATCATGGACTCCAATGGCAATGTGGTCCAAACCTTTTCGCCGATCAGTAGCGCGGTCAATTACTTCACCGCCTACAACGCTGCGACCGGTGGAACCCCCGCACTGTCGGCCAACGGGTCTGATGCGAACGTCAATATGGCTGTGCAAGGCAAGGGCACTACCGGTTCGGTGCTTCTCCGAGAATCTTCCAACCGGTGGGTGCTAGCGGCAACCCCAAGTACCACTGCTGGAAATTACAACTACATCCAGGTAAAGAACGCTGACGCCGGGGCCGCTCCGTCGATTGCAGCCATCAGCACCTCAGACGCAAACGTTGGTCTGAACTTGAAAACGGTCGGCTCAGGCGCGGTGCAGGCCAACGGTAATCCCGTCGGCGTGAAAGTTTCCGTTCCGGCGACCGCAACATCATCTGGCAGCCCCGGCCAGTGGGCCGCCGACGACTCTTGGCACTACACGTACACCGGTGACGGCAGTACCCATCGGTGGCGTCGCGTAGCTCACGCGAGCTGGTGATGATCTCCTGCCTGATCGCTGCCCACTGGGCACTGATGGCTATCTACGGCGCTTGCGCCCGCTACTTCTGGAGTTGACGTGTACGGCCTACCCAACGGCACCAACATCGTCTATGGGGCGCCGGGATTCCCGCAATGGGTGTACGACCTCGGCGAGCTGTTCTCGCTTGAAACGTCAACCTACCCCGACCACCAAGGGTCAGACCGCGCTGAGAAGGGCTACGCACCGAACCCGAACCACCTCAACCGTGGGATTGACTGGGCCGGCTCAGTAGGGGATATGCAGCGGTTCGCTGAGTACCTGCTGAGCATCAAAGGCCATCTAGAACAGGTCATTTGGCAGAACCCCCAGACCGGCCAGCGGATTGGCGTCGCCGGGGGCGATGACGTCACCACCACCCCGTACTACGGCGACGACTACCCCAACCACACCGAGCATGTTCACACCCGGCAGTCCGCACCTATACCGCTACCAGGAGGCGCTGTGGCCCGTCCCGACTTCAATGAGTACGCGGTATGGAGCCCAAATACTCAGGGCCGCAACGGCACCAAGGTGGATCTGTTCATCCTGCATACCCAGGAGGGCAACGGTAACGCCGACAGCCTCGCACGGTGGCTCGGCGGCAACGTGTCGGCGTCCTATCACTACACGGTGAGCCAAGCTCCCGACGGCGGCGTCACGGTCTGCGATGTGGTGGACACCGACCTGGGATCGTGGAGTGTGCTGAGCGCCAACGGCCGCAGCATAAATTTGTGCTTCGCGGGCAGCTCGGCGTCCTGGTCCCGCGCGCAATGGATGGCGCAGTCAAAAGCCATCGACGTCGCGGCCTACCTCGCCGTTCAGGACTGTGCGAAGTACAAGATCCCGCTAACCGTGATCTCGCCGCCCTACAGCCAGGGCCGCGCCGGGATCACCGATCACGCCTACGTCACGCGTGTTCTCGGCGACGGCACTCACACCGATGTCGGGCCGAACTTCCCGTGGGACCACTTCAGCCAGCGGGTCCAGGTGTGGGCGGGCGGCGGCCCTAAGCCCATCCCGGCGCCCACGCCCACCAAGACATACCCGCGTGACTTCACTGACCGGGAACTGCTGGAAGACCTGTGGAAGCGCGTCTACAAGCTGTCACGTCCATGACCACGGAAAGCTAGGAGCCCCATCATCATGACACTCGCCCGGAATCCGAAAGCACGGCTCGTGGCCTATCTGGCCGGTCTGGCGTGCCTGCTCATACTGTCAGTCCTACTGGGCCGCAACGTCATCGACAAGCAGACCGCCACGTCGATCTATGACGTGCTGGAAATCGTTCTGTCCCTGTTCGGCGTTAGTGTTACCGGTCTCGCGGCGAAGGTGCTTGGGCACCAGATGGCCAACGGGACATTGGCGATCTCGGGTACTGCGGACGAGCAGCTTGCCAAGGCGGCCCAGCAGTACGCCGAGCAGACCGCGGCTGCCAAGGCTAACGTCGCGCAGGCGCAAACAGTACTAACCTCGGTTCTCCAGTCCCTGCCGGGCGGGGCAGCAATCGCCAGCACGGTAGATGATGCCATCGCCTCGGGAGCGGCCATTGTGGATGACGTGGTGACCGCCTGCGGTGACGCTCTCAGGTGAGCGAGTGGTACAACCCCGATTCGTGGATGGACATACTCGATCACGTTCTTATCGGGATGGTGCTCGTCGCCGTTGCCGCAGTTCCCAGCTGGTTTGCCAATCGCAACCACCAGGCCATTAAAAAAGTTGGCCAGAAAGCCGAAGCCATTGAGGCCCAGGTGGTCAACGGGCACGCCGAGCAGCCGCAGAATCTGCGTGACGACATGGACGAAGTCAAAGCCGCCTTGTCGCGGTGGGAACCCGTCCTAGGTATGGTCGATGAACTCCGCGCGGGTATGGAGTCTCTGGCTCAGCAGATGCGGGCATTCCGCTCCGATCTGATGGCCGAGGAGGATCGGCGGCGCATCCAGATCGGCGACCTACGCGAGGATCTGGAGCGGACGAAGCGCGGCGGCAATGCGGGTGGCTGATCGGGCATGGCTCGCCATCGCTGTAGGTGTCGCGGTTTACGAGCTGGCCGCAGCGCGCCGGCCCGGCTGGGAACTGCTGAGCGAAGCTGCTGACCGGCACCGCGCGCGGCACCCGCTCGCCGTCCACGCGACCGCCGTCTACCTGTCCGCCCATCTGACCCGGCGGTGGCCGCGACGGCTGGACCCCCTACACCGGATAACGGCCCGTTTGTCCCGGTGACCATCAGACTCCGGTGACCCCGGCCCCCAGAATGCCCCCCGTATCCGAAACATGGATACGGGGGGCGTTTTCGGCGTTTGGGTCTACTTGGGAGTAGACCGATACCGGCGGTACCGGGTTTCAGCAGCGCCTCCGGTACGACTCGAACGTACGACCTCGGGCTTAGAAGTTCCTAGCTATATTTGTATTGACCTGCGGAAACACCTAAACCCGCTGGTCACTGTGACGCATGATGTGACTATGTATGCACATGTGGGAGTATCTGGGAGTATCACGGTGAGTACACCACTGAATCGGGGTTGAAGATGGGCACCAGGCGGGCACCAAATGACGGCACGCTGTTCCGAAACTCGCGCGGATACTGGGTCGGCGGGGTTGAACTACCACCCGGACCGGACGGCAAACGCAGGCAGAAACGCGTCGTCCGCAAGGACCGCAACGACTGCCTGACTGAACTCCGCAAGCTGCAACGCGAAGTCGACGCCGGCACCGTCGCGACCAGTCCGTCGACCACCGTCGCGGCATGGCTGGACTACTGGGCCGAGAAGATCCTGCCGACGAAAGACCTCAAGCCGTCCACGCTCTACCAGTACCGGCAGTCCGTGAGGCTCTACCTCACCTCGCACCTCGGCAAGAAGCGGCTCGGAAAGCTGACCCCCGCCGACGTTCGGGGGATGCACGCCATCGTCCAAGCCACCGCGGGGGAGCGGTCGGCCCGCAAAGCCGACCAGGCGCTCAGGTTGGCGATCAAGGCCGCGGTGCGTGAGGGCATCATCTCGTCCAACGTCATGGACCGCGTCGACAAGCCGACCTACCACGCGCGCGAGGGGACAGCGTTCGACGCCGCGACCGCCACTCGGATCATCGCCACCGCCGAAAAGACCTCGGCCATGTGGTCGGCCCGCTGGGCGTTCGGATTCTTGACGGGCGCCCGCGAGTCCGAAGTCCTTGGGCTGGAATGGGAACGCGTCGACATGGAGCACGGCGTGGCTGACATCAGTTGGCAGTTGAACCGGCAGCAGAAGGCGCACGGCTGCGGCGATCCAGTGGACGGCACCTATCCGTGCGGAAAAGTGCGGTCATCGTTCTGCCCTCGCGCGGCGTGGGATCTCCCCCGCGGGTTGGAGTACCGCCCGTGCGTCGGGACGCTGGTGTGGACGCGGCCCAAGACCCGCGCGGGTACCCGGCTTATCCCGCTGGTTCCGGCCCTGGTCGATATCTTGCGCCAGCTCGACCGCGACGGCCCGCTGGTGTTCCACCTCGACGGCAAGCCGATCAGTCAGGAAGTCGACCAACGGGCGTGGAAGGACTTGCTTATCGCCGCCAATGTCCCGCACGCGCCGCAGCACAGCATCCGCCACAGCACGGCGACCCTGTTGTTAGAGGCCGGGGTCGACGCCCACATCGTGCAATCGGTGATCGGGCACTCCGACATCCTCACCACGCACGGTTACCAACACGTATCCCTTGACCTGGCACGTCAGGCGTGGGGCAGCCTCGCCGCCATCATGCCTACCAAGGCGTGACGGCATGTCGCAGCAGTCAGATACCGTCGCGGGGGTTGAGGCATCAAGCAGATGGGGGCGCATGTGAGCAGCATTGGGGAGTTCCGCAGGGTCGTGGCGTCGGTTGATCCGGCCTCACTCACCGAGCAGGACCGTCTCGCACTGCTCGATCTACTCCAGGCCGCCGAGGAATCGCGCTCAATCCTTGGTGCGTCGGCGTAGTTCGTCAAACAACTCAGCTGTGTCGTATCGGTCCAGCGGAGTCCGCTCAGGCGTGGTTACCTCGTCGTCGCTGATGTATCCCGCCACTGCCAGCGCCTCGGTGATCGGCCGGCGGAACGCCCGCGCGAATGCAACCACCGAGTCGGCGCCGGGCTGTGCATGCTCGCCACGCAACCAGCGCCCGACGTTGGACCCCGACACCGAACCGACCTTGGCCGCGATCTGGGCCTGCGTCATTCCGGCGGCAATGCGCCGAACGTATGTAGGCCAATCCTCGATCACGCGCATAACGTACCCCCCGAAGCGCCCGCAAATTGCTAGCGCATACCCCCATAACCCCGCTATACGCACGCATGATGCCCACTGTTATCAAACCGTGACCTAAACACGCGTCAAGGGGTAGCAATTACACGCTGACGGGTTGTAGTGTCGCCCGTATGCCAAACCCCAAACGTGCGCATCTGGGCGTAGCGGATACCACTGGGGCAATCGACACGCCCGCCGCGCTCACCATCGACGCCGCCGCCGACTACGTGTCCATGAGCCGCAAAACGATCTACGACGAACTGCGCGCTGGCCGATTGGCCGCCGTTCGGCTCGGGCCTCGCCGCGGCGCTGTGCGCATCACCCGCGCCGAGTTGGACCGCTACCTCGCCGATGCTCAGGCATGGGAGCCCGCGTCATGACCGCCCACCAGATGCTTGCCGCAGGATTGGCCTGGACGTTCCTACCGCTGCCCGTGCTCATCCTGCTCGGTAAGAGCATCGCCAACGCCGACCGCCGCCGCGAGGCCGACATGGCGTCATGGATCACTGCGGAGCGTGAGCAGTGATCGCCCTCCTGATCGACGCCGCCATTGCCCTTGTAACCATCCTTGACCGCGCGTGCAGCGCGGTAGAGGCCGCGCGTCTCCAGGCCAACCCCCCCTCGCCTGTTGAAGACGTGCACGTCCCGCCGGGGCCTGGCCAGCGCAATGAGCCGGCCCCGGCGGGACACCCCGCCACCGTTCGCAACGCACACGCTGAGCCGCTGCGGTGGGAACGCGCAGTGATTGAACGTGACGCTTCCCGCTCCGTAGCTGCCGACTTGCAAGCCGAGCTAGACGAAGCCCGCGACCGAAACATCGCGCTTTTGGAAGAAATCCGCGGCCTGATCGCTGAGCGCGATGAAACCCGCGCCGAGCGGGACAGCGTCCGATGGCGCGTGTACCGCCACCCCTGACTGACCCACAACAGAAAACGGCGCCACCCCGCTGCAACGGGATGACGCCAAAGCCCACGCAAACGAAAGGACCGTTAAAGGTGAGCACACTCAGTCTAACCGCCCTCATACGAGAGGTGGTGACAGAAAACCCAGAGGCACAAGCTCGCAAGCTAGCTCAGATGGTGGCCGAGCGCACCAGCGTGGATGACTTGCGCGACTTCTACGCCTTCGCGCTGGAACCGATGGTTCAGGATCAGATACGCCAGGACCGCAACACCACCATGAACAGCAAGCAGGGCCGCTCGGCGAAGTTGGAGCAGCGGCGGTCATGGTGGGCGCGGATGTGCGCCCAGCGTGTTCATGTCGGCGAATCGACGTGGAAAGCGTTGGGGGACTGTGGCGCCGACGATTTGGAGTTCTGCATTAATGAGCGCCGCGAGCAGGTCGGGGCGCTGCTGGGGCAGATCGCTAAGTATGAGGTGATTCGCGATGCACTTGCCGCGCATGGCGTTGACACGGTCGCTGAGCTGCCCGAAGGGGCGGTGGAACTGTGACCGCCACACTGAACATCCCCGACGCCCAACTCGACCGCGACAGCCATGCGCCGCCCGGCGTCGGGGAACCCAACTTGCCGCAGCCCAATTGCGCGGCGTCAGCCAAAGCGGTATCGGCTGCGGCACTAAACCTCCCCGACGCCCAACGCCGCGCCGACAGCCAGACCTTCGGCGGCGTCGGGGATTCAAACTTGCCGCAGCCCAGCGGTCCGGTGTCAGCCAAACAGGTTCCGGCTGCGGCAACCAACTTCCCCGACGCCCAACCGTGTAGCGACAGCCAGAGTGCGTTCGGCGTCGGGGATCAAGCAGGGACCGAGACCGCCCACAGTTCGCCCGACAGCCATGCCCCTCTTGGCGGTCTCGGTCCCATCCTTGCTGACCCCACGCTGGCGCTTGCCGCGGATGTGGTGGACGACCTGGAGCGGGTGAAGATCGCCAACCAGAACCGGCTGAGAACGCTGACGATGGACGGCGAACATGGGCACGGCATGTCCATAGAGCATCCCGACGTAAAGCGGCTGGCGGCTTTGGTCAAAGCGTTGGACGACGCCGAACATCAAGCGACCCTGAATCTCGCGCGGGTAATGCGCCACCACCCCCTTGGTGAGTTCGTCAAGAACAGCAAGGGCGTCGGGGAGAAGCAAGCCGCTCGGCTGCTCGCTTCCATTGGTGATCCGTATTGGAACGACCTGCACAACCGGCCTCGCAAGTTGCGGGAGTTGTATCGGTTCTGCGGGATGGATGTGGTCGGCACCAGCGCCCAAAGTACTGATGAGAGCCATCGCTTGATCGGCTCTGGTGTCGCACCCTCCAAAGTTCGCGGCGAACGCATCCACTGGTCACCCGACGCTCGAATGCGGCTGTGGCTCATCGCGTCTAAGTGCATGATGGTCGGCCACGGCGGGCCTTACCGCGCCATCTACGAAGAAGGCCGGCTGAAGTACGCCGACGCAATCCATGCCGTCGAGTGCAAACGCTGTGGACCCAAAGGTCATCCCGCGCAACCCGGCTCACCACTATCCGCGGCTCACCAGCACGCCCGCGCCATCCGACTTATCGCCAAAGCGATCCTGCGGGATCTCTGGACTGAAGCCAAGCGACTGCACACCCAAATCGAATTAGGGGAAACAGCATGAGCCACATGACCCGCGAGGAAGCCATGCGCTATCACCCCAGCTCCTACTGGCACGAGATCTACGCGCCGAGGGATGCCGAGGACGCCTCTACAGCAGCCCGCGCTATCGCCCCCGTGGTGAATCTGTTCACGCGGGAGGTAGTCAAGTGAGCTACTACGAATTCACCGGCGAAACGAAAACCGTTGGCGGCGTGACGGTTCTTCGAATCCGTGCCGTTAAAGACTTGCCTAGGCATGATGTGACCGCTGGCGATAACGGCGGCTGGGTCGAATCAACGGTAAACCTGTCCGGCAACGCGTGGGTGTACGGCGACGCGCAGGTGTCCGGCGACGCGCGGGTGTCCGGCGACGCGCGGGTGTCCGGCAACGCGTGGGTGTCCGGCAACGCGTGGGTGTCCGGCAACGCGTGGGTGTACGGCAACGCGCGGGTGTACGGCGACGCGCGGGTGTACGGCGACGCGCAGGTGTCCGGCAACGCGCGGGTGTCCGGCGACGCGCAG